AAAGCACTATGGGAAGAAAATATCAGAAGTGAAGAAACATTGTAACTTCAATACTCTTAGTGATGTTATCTCATATTATGAGATGAATGAAGAACCACCGATGAATCTAACCCATGGTAGTTTCATCAAACCCATGTTGGCTAAACCTTTACCTATGAAACAATGGCCTAACAATAAGATTGTAGATTTTAAGTATGACGGTAATCGTTATCAAATCCATAAGGATAAAGATAGTGTAATTATATTCAATAGGAAAGGCAATATTGTTACAGAACAATTTACCGATGTAGCAGAAGTAGTTAGAAACTATGAGGTTGATGAACTTATTTTGGATGGAGAAATCTATCCTATACTTGAGGGTGGTTCACCCGCACCACATTCCAAATTAGGAACAAGGGTGCATTCTAAAGACAAAGCAGATGCAATCTCTAAGTGTCCTGTAAAATGGGTCATCTTCGATTGTCTGATGTATAATGGCGTAACAATAATGAATTTGCCTTATTCTCAACGATTGATTGAGATGAATAAATTACCCGACCAAGCCGAGCGTTCAACAACTGATGTTATGGCTTTTTACAATAAAGCAATCAATGAAGGTTTTGAAGGTATTATTGTAAAGAATGCAGATGCGCCTTATGAATCTGGCAAAAGGTCAAAATACTGGGCTAAGTATAAACCACCTCTAATTGATTTAGATGTGGTTATTATTTCAGCAAAGTATGGTGATGGAAAGAACTCAAATGTATTTGCTACATTTGAAATTGCAGTAAAATCAGATAGTGGTTTTACTTCTGTTGGATGGTGTGGAAGTGGTTTCACAGATATTCAATTAATTACATTAACAAATACTCTAAGAAAGAATGTTGAGTCATTTAAGGATGGAACGTATAATTTCCTTCCTAGAGTAGTTTTGGAAATTAGGGCTGATTTAGTCAGCAAAGATGCAAAGGGTAATCTATCTCTCAGATTCCCTCGATGCAAAAGAATTAGAGAGGATAAGTTTGTAAGCGATATAGACACAATAAAAAGAATGGAGGAATTAGCATGACATACAGTAACAAATATATTAGTGATAGCAACGGCAGATGTTTTAAGATTTCAGCGATGGATGAAAAACAAATCGGTTTGTTTATTAAAGGAGAATATCATAAATTGAAGCACATTAAAGAAAGATTAAATAGTCTTCATGACCGTCTTTTGATTCTTAGATTAGAACATACTCCTGATGCGGTTAAGCCCGATTTAGGTAAAAAGATTATGAAGCATCTTAAGGTGAAAATAAAGTCCGACCAAACTCTAAACAAAGAAAACCGAAGACTTGTAGAAGTATTTAGTCTTGCTCTAAGGGTTTTAGAGCAAGAGGCTGATTTGGAAGTAGTTAAGTCGGTATTAAAGCAAGGTGTTCAGAATGATTGAGAAAGGAAAACTAACTTTGATTGACGGTAATACTTATATGGTTATGAAGATTGAAGATGGAATGGCTCATCTTAAAGACATGGTTAATCCCAAAGGGCGACCAAGAAAGATGAGCATTGAAAGAGTTCCTTACTTTAATGAAGAAGGAGAATTTATCGTTCCCGAAGTTAAATCATTACCTAAGTTCAATGTATCTGGTAAAATATCTTTAAGGGCGATGGTTAAAGAATATACAGATATGTCAGTATCAAGAGATTTCATAGGTTTTCTTAAACTTTGGATTGAAGGAGCAATAGAGGATTTAGTAATCGGTGCAGAAGAAAATGCTAAAGGGAAGAACCATTCATCCCTTACTGCGGGGCATCTGTATTGGTGGGAAATGCATCCTTCTCAATCAACAAACGGTTATTGGCCTTCTCAAATCCAACACATGAGGGAATTAAATGATGAATGATTTAGAAGTCTTCCTTGAGGAAAATCAAGAGGCTACTGAATTTATTTTTAATACTGATACTTTAATCAGTCAAGAGATAGGAACTGCTTTTAGAATCGCTATGCAATTAGCCTTGACTGTAAATGATGTAATATTGTTAGATGAACAGGCTATGGGATTTACTTATGAAGTAGAAGAAGATTTACCGTATGATTTACAACAAGAAGATATGCAATACAAATTTATGCTACACTTTGTCATAGGAGTTATTGCTAACAAACAAATGGATTTACTTAGAAAAGTTCTAGAGATGGGACTATATGAAATGGACATCAACTATGATTTTGTAATAATCAAAACTATTGAAAAACGGGGTGACTGAATGTTTTCTAAAGATATGTTAATAGGCATTGTTCTAAGTTGTTCAAAGTTCGACCTACATTTAAGTCGATGTGATAAGTCTAAGATTGGATATAGAGTTCGTTTAAGACTAAACATCCGTGGTAATAAAGACTTTCTATTAGCAATAGAAAGAACGTTATTGCAATATGAAATAGAAAGCACATTCAAAGAAGAAGAACACAAAACAAGACCTAGACCAATTCTTAAAATTGGCGGAATCTTAAATTTATATAAGTTATCGGAAATTATTCCAGATACTTTACCAGACTTAAGAGACGAATGGTCTGAAGTAAGAAAAGCAATTGATATTGTTGCAAATAAACAACACCTCACATTAGAGGGAATGGAGCAATTGTTTGAATTGAAAGGGGTAATTTAATGGGATTAACCAATATGAAAAAGAATAGACCAATACTAATAACAGGAAAAACAGGAACAGGAAAGTCAACAAAGGCTTTAACCTTTGTAAAAGAACCTTTGATATTTTATGCAAATGAAATAGAAGTCAAGGATATTTTTGCTATTGATATTGATAGTGGCATCATTATTGAAGATGTTCACTATAAGCCTAGAAAAGATGACATTCTATATGTTATTAGAAATTACAAAGGTCAAGTAGTATTGACTTCTGTTAATGAAAAAAGTGTTCCTAAAGAAATCAAATCTCTTTGTCAAATCAAAAGAGCAGGTTCTAAGAAATACTTATCTGAGTCAATTAAAGAACTTGCTCCTAGAAGTGGGGAACCATTTACCTTTGAGAGAGATACATACTCTTTGGTAATGGAATATCTTAAACAGACTGATAGAGATTTAGTTTGTAAATTACTTATCTATAACAAACCATCAGATACACAAATATTAACATGGCTCGCAGAAAATATGCATCCTAATAAATTAATCTTTGTTGATGGTGTAGTTAAAAGAAGATGGAGTCAAAGATATTTTTATGAGATGTTGGCCTATGCCCATCAAGGTAAAACCTTTGGCAGAATTAATATGCCAAAAAGAGGAACTTATTCTAAGATTCCTTATTTGGCTAGAAAACTAGGAATTAAAAATTCCGACACAAGAATACTTAAACAGTTATTGAAAGATGATGAGTTTAAAAATCACACTATGAAACGGTTGAATAATACCGATTGTAGAATGCTAGGTTTAGAAAAGCCTAGAAAGAGAAGAAACGCTCCTATCAAATTGGAGATAAAGAATTTGAATGATTATTTTAATGGTGAATAAAATGGGAAAGGTAGGATTTACGTCAATAAAATTTAATAATATGCTAATATTTGGATTTGGTCAGCCAATAGAAAAGGTAAGAAAATGGCATAATAGAAGATTGAAAAAAGAATTTGCTATGCCTCATGGTTTTATGCAAATGAGTATTTGGGAAGAAATGACCGAAGAACAATTTAATATCTTGATAACTCTACTCGATGCCGATTTAATTGAATCCTTTATCATTGTTGCTTGTTATTATAACATGAATGTCGCTAAAGAAAAAACTAGAAAAAGGCGCAGTTCTGAAAAATATAAAGAACATGATAGAATACGAGGCAGAAAATACCGTGAAAAGAATGGGGATAAGATTAGGGAAAATGCAAGGAAGAGTTATCATAAAAATAAAGATAAAAATAGAGATAAAGTTAATAAAAGACAAAGAGAACGTTATATTAAAAATAAGGAGAAATAAATATGTTATGGACAGAAAAATACAGACCATCTAAACTAAGTGATATTGTAGGACAAGAACACTTTGTTATGGATGCAGAAACGTGGATTGAAGAAAAGAATATACCTAATTTGTTATTTTATGGTAGAGCAGGAACAGGTAAGACTGGTGCGGCTTTAGCATTAGCAAAGACATTATTAGGTAATAATACATCTGATAACTTCTTTGAAGTTAATGCCTCAGATGATAGGAAACTAGAAACAGTTAGAACAGTAATAAAGCAAATTGCACAAAGCGGAACTATTGGCGATGTGCCATTTAGAATTTGTTTATTAGACGAGATGGATGGAATGACAAACGATGCTCAAAATGCATTAAAGCGTATCATGGAAAGATATGCTTCTAATATTCGATTCATTATTACTTGTAATGATAGAAATAGAATTATCTTTCCTCTTCAAAGCCGATGTGCAAACTATCATTTCAAACCTCTTTCTAATGAGGTCATCTTAGAAGTAATCAAGGGAATCTTATCCAACGAAAACATTAATCGTTTTTCGGATGAGGACTTGTTACCCTTTATATATTCAATGAATGGTGATATTCGTAGAGCGATTACCGAAATTCAAGCGGCAAAATCCTCAAATATCACACTCAAAAAACAAAGTGAGATGAATTTAGAAGAATATGTTAAAATAATTAATTTGATAATGAATAAAGATACAAATGTCTTAGCAACCCTTCACGATATGATTTACATGGGTAGGTCTGTTCGTGAAATTTGCATGGGTATGCATGATAGTATTATTCAATCAGAAGGAATAGACTCAAATGTTAAATTTAAGTTTTTAAGAACAATAGGAGAAAGCGAATACCGTTCCACAACCATGACACCAAGAGTATTGATTTCATGGCTTGTAGGTCAGTTAATCTGAAACAAAAAAAAATAAGGAAGTGAAAAATATGAACGACGAAACGAAAAAAGAAATAGAAAAAGGCGCACAAATTGTTGGAATGTCTGTTGAAGAAGCAACAGATAAATTCAATTCTATTTGTGCTGAGAATAACGTGGAAACAACAGCAGATTTGGCTAAAGCACTTTGGCGAAACTTTGTTGCACAATTCCGACGACAACAGAAAGTAAATACCTCTAATGGTGGAAATACGGGTGGAAGTCTTGTAAAGGCTGCATTTGGTTTCTTTGTTGCTTTAGAAGCACCAAGAGATATGATGAGTTGGAATAGGAACCGAGCAAAAGAAGAATATCTTCGTGATGCTGATAAAGCACTTGAAGATGGTCATGTTGCAGTAGCAACTCAAAATGCTTTAGGTAAGTGGGTTATTTCACGTTATCATAAGAATGAGTATCAAGAGAAGATTGTTTCAAATCTTCCCGAAGGTGCAGAAGAATTAGAAAATGGAACAACAGTTATTCCACTTGATAATCAACCAACATATATGTCTGGTGCAGAAAACCGCAATTATGGAAAACCTCTTCCATTAGAGCAGTTTAGACGAACAGGTGTTTTCTTTGGTTCTGTTGATGGTGGAGAAATGAAAACTTATACTTTTTCGTATAAGAATCAACCTGCTATTGATTTTGCACCAAACTGCTTTGAATGGATTCATTTCGCTTGTATTCCAAGCGATGATGGTTCAGCCATTTATGGTATGACTAAAACAACATTAGGCAGTTTAGTTAATCATTCAGACGTAAATCCTGAAAGTGAGAACTATCAAGATGTTTCATCTTTTGACTTTGAACAATGTTTGGTTGATAACTTTTCAAGCCATCTTGTTCCTTTGGTTGAAATTGATAGAGCGCACATTCAGCGACAAACATTACCTGCAAAGGAAAGATTTGTAATTACAGATGGAACAGTTTGTAATATGAATATGACTCCAACTGCAAATGGTAATCGAATTATCAATCTAACTGACATGACTGTTGAGTTTGATTATGATAATGATACCAACATGACTACTTGTTGGATTCCAAGTCATTTAACAATTGACTTTGGAGTAGGTTCTTCTGTAATTGTTATCGGAAGAACATCACAAAGAATGGTGGATGGAGAAGCCGACCCAGTAACAATTAACGTTTCTGGATTATACGTTGTCCAAAGAACAGGTTCACCTGTTGAAGTGGAAGAAATCGTCGAAGAAAACTTCGATTGGTTCTGATACATTCCTCCTTTGGGGCTAATAGTGTAAGCATGAACTAAGAGGAATTTGATGCTCAAATGGGTGCAAAGCCCTATACGGAGATTTAATTATGACGACAGATTTAAAAGAAGAAAGGTTTCTTTTGAAGGGAGATGCATACATTGTCGATTTAGCCAATGTAGATTTCTTAACATGGAGAAAGAACGAAAAAGAGAATGGAACTTATTGGTTGAAGATGCACTTTTCAACCAAAGAAGCAAGATATATTTGCGATAAATTAGAATTAGCAACTATTGTAATGGCATGGACTAAAATGCATGGTAAAGAATTAGATATAGATATAAATGAATTAGGTGATAGTTATGGGACTAACAGATAAAAAAGGAGAACAAAAAACGACTAACTTTGGAAAACAGCAGGAAGATTTTAATTCTCGCTTTAGACAATTGATGGAACAGAAAAGAAAGGAACGTAAAAGCCGAATGGTTTTAGGAATTTGGGGAGAACCAAAAACAGGTAAAACTGGTATTGCTCTCGATTTTCCAGAACGTAAGATTTACGTTTTAGATTGGGATAGTGGCGTTGAATCTACGTGGATTGAATGTCATGATGCAACAGAACACATTGAAGTATTCGACCCAATTGTTCAGGACAATGAGAATAAAATTGATATTAATGCATCTGAGAAAAACTCTCATGATTTTATTCGATATGTTCGACAGAAGATTGAAGAAGGTGAGAAACCTATCTTTGTGATGGATGGAGTAGATACATGGTTTGAAAAATGTATTTACAAAGTTAATCCAAATCCAACAGTTGTAACAAAGATGATGCCATACCAGTATGGCCCACGAAACAAAACTTTCTATTATTTACTTGAAGCGATTTTTAATCTAAAGTGTGATGTAATTTATATCACTCACGAAACTGAAAAGTATGTAGATAATGTTGCTACGGGTATTCAACCTGCATGGAAGGATTGGGGCGGAAAACTAGAACAAGAGATTCATTGTTCTAAGAGGAAAGTAAAGGGTGAAATACACTTTATTGCTGAATTGATTGGTTCAAGAACCAATGGTAATAAGGTTGGAACACGTTGGACTATTCGTGAAGGTATTCCGCCTAATATCGTTTGGAACGGTATTCCTGATTTGCGGGAGGGTAAGATTTGAAATTTGCAGTAAATACAAAACAAATTACAGAAGCATTAGAAAGTATTCAAGGAAAAGGTAAATATCTAACTTCATCGGGTTTTACAAACAATTCGATGGGATTACATTTCTTAATGCAATTAAGAGGTAATACTCTATCCATTTGGAATGGAGATACTACCTTTGCTATGAATATTAATTTAGAAGTGATAGGTGCAGAAGATGGCGAGTTTATTGGTAATGCTAAGACTCTTATTCCGTATCTTAAAAAGTACGGAGAACTAACTGCTTTTGTTGTAGATGATACAATTCAAGTTAGTTCTGGAACAAAGAAGGCTAGTGTTGCAAAAGTAATTCAACATCCTAATATGACTGCGATTACACGACTTCAAGGTATGTTATCTAATATTACCTATGAAGAAGAAATTACAACTTTACCAGATTTTGGTAAATCAAAATATGAAGGTGCTTTTATCTTAAGTCAAGATGTTTATGCTGATTGTATTTCATCTTGTGAATTAGCAAATCATGGCGCATTCAAACTAGATTACAATGGTAATACCGTTACATTTTCAAGCGGTGCTACTATTCAGAATCAATACGAAGAAAGAATTACACCAACAAGTTGTTTTGGTGATTCTGCAACATTAGAATATAGTGGCCCATTACATAAGTTCTTTAAGAAGAACACTAATATTAATTTTTATGTAAAGGATGAGTTTCCACTATTGTTAGTTGCAGAAGACAGGATGATAATTAAAGCACCGTTTTCGGCAGGTAATTAAAATGATAATAAGTAAAACAGTAACAGGAAAGCACGTTTATACATCATGGAGAGAGGGTAGAGAGAAAAGACAAACAGTTGTCGAATTTACTCCTTATTTTTATATCCTATCTTCTGATAATCAACCTAAGTATTACAATCCTTCTAAATTTGTAAAAAGAGAATTTACTTACGAAGAAGGTGATTGGCACAATCTTCAAGGTGAAAAATTAACTAGAGTTTATGTAGATAAGTCCGATGACATTCATATTGCTCGACGTTCTTTTGTAAAAACCTTTGAAGCAGATGTTCCATATGCATTTAGATATGCAGTTGATTCTTTAGGCTCATTACCAGAATATCAAATGCGTAAATGGTATTGGGATATGGAATGGCAACAAGGCGGAGAACATCATGATAAGATTACTACTATTGTGGTTTATGATAATTATGATGAAACTTATTATCAATGGGTATGGTTTCCCGATACCCATGTTAATGAAGAAATATACAGCAACTATAATAATCATGAAGTATCGTTATTTCAGTATGATTCAGAAAAAGATATGATTGAAAACTTTATGCAAACAATGACAGATAAAGACCCTGATATGTTAATTGCATGGTTTGGTTTAAAATTCGATTTACCAAAACTCCTTGAGCGAGCGTGTGCTTTGGGATTGAACCCTACTACCATATCTCCAATTAGGACAATTAAGGGCGTTAAAAAGACTAAGAATGGCTTTGTTTTCAATTATGGCAAGAATGGGTTCGGGCCAATTGAACAGCCTATTGGGGGTCGCATAACCCTCAATTTAGACCTTGCTTTTGAAAGACAATGGAATGACTCTCAAAGGGGAACATTACCATCAATGTCTTTAGATTACATTTCTGAAGCAGTATTGGGAAGAAAGAAACTAGTTAGTGAAAAGTTTCCAGACCCGAATGTATTCTATCGAGAAGGTTGGTTAAACGATACTGAAACATATCTTAAGTATGCTCAGATAGATGTTGAGTTGATGGTTGAAATTGATGAGTTAAACTATTGTAGCGAAGCAATTGTAGCATTACAAAGACTTCTAATTGCGCCATTTAGTGCTTGTTTTTATGCGAGTCATATGGGTTCAATCTATTTTATGCGTAATGCTACATGGATTGCACCAACAGGTGAAAAGGTAGAGAAGCGTCAAGAATATGATGGTGCTATGATTTATGACCCATTAAGTGAAGAAACAAATGGACTACATCTTAATGTTGCTGCTTTTGACTTTGCAGGACTATATCCTTCAATGATGATTGCGAGAAACATTTCATGGGAAACTAAATCAAAAGAACCAACAGAATTCGGTGTAAATATCTTAACACCGAGAGATTTCAGTATTACTGATAGAGAACAAATGCTCTATTATAAGACAGATAATCTCGGCCTTTTACCGAGAGCAGTTCTTGAATTAAAAGAGTTAAGAAATGAATACAAGCGTCTTATGAAAGAAGCAAGAGAGAATGATGATAAAACTGAATATGTTAAGTGGTATAACAATCAAATGGCAGTTAAGAGATTAATGGCATCATTTTATGGCATTGTTGCCTTTCAAGGATTTGGTTGGGCTGATGTAGATTTAGCCGCCAGTATTACTGCAAGTGCTAGAGAAGCAATTAGATTAGCCGCATTCAAAGCAAAGGAGATGGAATAAATGGGAAGAAGTTCAGGAAATTATAGAATTAAAAAGAAACTCCTTGATTCAATAAAGCAAATCGAAAACCCAGATAGTTTTGATTTAGAAGAAATAGTTTCTTTTTATGAAAGAGAACATGGAACAGTTTATAAGTCTAATCGTTTAGCGTCATTATTGAAACCCTATGCATTTGCAGTAGGAACAAGAAGAAATCGACATTGGGTAATTAAACAAAAATGGAGGCATTTATATGAAGAAGAAAATTGTAATAGTTGAAGTATCTTATGATACAGAAGAAACATGGGATATTACTTTACAAGAAGTGAAGGAATTATTCCAAATGATGAATAACATTAAAAGAAACGCTATTATAGTAAAGGTAAGTGATGAGAATGATGATGGACAAAACCAATGAACTTCTCGAACAACTTCTTGCTATGATAGCAAAAAGCAATAAGATATTGATGATGGTAAATATCGTAAACATTATAACCATTATAACAATCGTAACGGTGATATTATGAGTAAAGAAATTAAAGAATTAAAAGCAGAAATAGCAAATTTGAAGCAAACAGTAAAGAGGCTTGAAAATGAAATAGGCCAACTTTATGAAGAGAATGTAACATTCGCAGACTTAGTTAAGGATATTAAATCTATCAAGCAGGAATTGATGCAATATACTGATGGTAAGATTTACTTTGAAAACGCTTGGTGATACTATGAAAGTAGTTTATGGACATACAGATTCAATCTATGTTCAGATTGAATCTATTGAAAAGGCTGAATCAGCAATCAAAGAGATTGAAGATTCAGTTCGTGAACACTTTCCTAATGTGTTAAATCTTGAACAACATCCAGTTGTTCTTGAGTTTGAAAAGTATTATTCTGCATTAGGTGTTGGAACAACAAAGAATCGAAATGCAGGTTTAGTATCGTGGGAAGATGGAGTTTGGCTTGATGAACCTAAATTTACAATGACAGGTTTTACTGCAAAGCGTGTTAGTGAAACAAAACTTGCTAAGGATGTTCAAACAACAGTATTAAAGATGTGGGTCGGACAAAAGACAATGGGAGAAATAAACAAGTATCTTTCTGACAAATATAATGAAGTTATGGAAGGTAAAGTAAATACTTCTGATATTGTAAAACGTAGCCGTCTAAGAGAGGATAGAGTTATTCTTAAATGTCCAGAATGTAAGAAGAAACACCACTTAAAAGAATGTATTAAAATTAAATGGTGTGATAGATGCGGAACAGAAACAGAACAGTTTCTGACTTTCACTTACAAAAGACCCGCAATTGGTTCAGGTATTGCAGGTATTCTTTATGCTTGGGAAAGATTAAATATGACCTTCGATGACTCCTATTTGTATCTCAAGGTTAAGAACGTGCATGACACATATACTCATCCTTTGACGAAAGAGAAGAGAGAAGTAGAATATGTATCTGCAACAACGTATGATGATTTTGACAACTATACTCCGAACTACAAACATTATGCAGAACAAATAGTCAAAAAGGCTGAACCAATTTATCGAGCGATGAATTGGGATGTATCTTCAATAAGAACAGGAAAAATACAAATGAAATTAGACGAATGGTGGTAAAATGAACAACGACGAAAGATATAATGCGGTGATTTCTTCGATGAGAGAATACACTTATCAATGGAATCACGAAAATTATGATGACCCCTCTATGCCTATCTTGAAAATAACTAAGTCTTCTTTGGGAACTTTTGATTGGTGTCCAAAGAAATACGACTTTTCTTATGTTCAAAGGTTGCCTCAAGACCAAACCGAAGCGATGCTTAAAGGAACAGTTCTTCACAATCATAGAGAGAAGTTCTTTGATGACTTTGACATTAAGAAGGCTGAGAAAATGAACAATAGTGAAATCCTAGAGTATTGCACAGGATTAATGCCTGTTGATGAATACTATGATATTTCATTGACTGTTGCTTCGCTTGAAGCACAACGATTCATTGAAGCAAAGGCAGAAGATAAAGTTCATGAATATTTACCTGTTTGTAATGAAGGAAAGTTTGATGCAGAAATTACAATCCCTGCAAACATCAATCCTAAGTTTCCTTTGCAAAGAGATTATGTAATCCATATTCAAGGAATCATTGACCGTATTTTTAAAGAAAACGGTGGTCTTGTTCCATTTGAATACAAAACTGGTGGATGGAAAGATTATAAGAAAACCTCAATGAGAAAAGAAATGGCATTTTATGAATTACTTATTGAGAATGCAACAGATGAAGTTATGATTAAGAATGGTCTTGACCCTAATGATAAAGTAACACATTGGGGTTGGTATTATCCAGCATCGAACTACATTTTTGCAGAAGAAAGAAAGAAGAGGTCTATGACTTCTGTAATGAATAATATTGCTAAGTTAATTCATCACTATGAAAGACAACAATTCCCTGCTAAGTTCTTTTACAAAACTTGCGCCCATTGTTCTTTCTTTGGCATTTGTGATGCCGCACAAGATGATTCATGGGTGTGATAGTATGAGAAAAAAATTAGTTGCAAGGGATAAAATTAGACAACATAAAATCGAACTAAAAGATTTATATGACCGAATTAAATTTAAGTATCAACCGCCATTGTCTTTTAATGAATTTCTTATCATGAAGATAATGACTATGGAGGCAGAAAATGAAAGAAGTTATTGAATTAAAAGTAAAAGCAAAGTCGTGGACTTTCAATGAGATTTCAAATCTTAATTCTTCCATTGAACAATTAGCAACTGAATTGTATTCAGAAATGAATCTAATTGAAAGATTTGGAATGGTAAAAGAAACTAAAATCAATGATACAATGGTTGGTTCTTATTATCCAGATGTATTGAAAGAATTATGCATGACACATTTAAGAGCAGAAGTAGCAGGGACAATTAGAAATATGCTAGATAAAGCAACAGTAAATTTTGGAGGAATAAATAATGAAGTTTCCGAGAGAAGTATGGGCGGGAAGCCACATAAAGAACGCACCACAAATGAAAAGAAAGATAGTTCTGACGAAGAATGATTATATCAATTTTGTAAAGGTTCAAAATAACAGAACAAATGTATATACAACTGTTTATGATTTTGAGCATTTTAGTGAAACTGCAAAGATTGATTCTTCTGTAATACTTGACAGAATATTTTTAGATTTTGATGGGCATGATGGCGACCTTAAAAATGCATATAGAGATATTAAGGTAATAATGGATTGGGTAATAGAACAAAATATTAGCCATACTTTGTTTTTTTCTGGGAGAGGATTTCATTTGTTCTTAGATGGTGAAAGAACTGATAGTATCAGAAACATTCAAGCATATTTTAAGGAGATAAAGAATATGCTTATTGAAAAGGTTGGTATTGAAAATACTTTAGATGATAGAGTAGGACAACAGACTCGTTTAAGGCGAGTTCCAAATACTGTTAATATGTCATCTTCTGATAAGAACGGAAATGCTCTTTTCTGCATTCCTTTGTTCTATGATGACCTTTCTTTAAGTCTTGATGAATTGATTGTATTAGCATCCAAACCAAGAAGTATTCCTTTCAGAAAGGTGGGTAATATCAAGGTCGAGTTTCCCGAACAACCCCCCATAGATGAAGTGGAAGGCGAAGTTTCCGTTCCGAAGTATGATGGAAAACTCCCATTATTGCCATGTTTGCACAATGCTATAATGACGGAGAATCCTTCGCATATGGCGAGAGCATACCTTGTTTCATGGTATAGAGATTTATTAACTCTTAGAACGAATCTCAATTCTTTAGAAGAAAAGAACAAAGTTCTCAATATGATTGTATCTGAAATCAAAACTTCTTTCGGAGAAAGAGACGATGTATGGTTGGATTGGGATGAAAGCGAAACTCGCAAACACGCAAGATTTACAGTAAATGGTAATTATAAAACACCGTTCTGTAATAAGTTAATATCGGAAGGATATTGTGTAGGTAAATGTTGGAGGTTTCCAGATGTTAATAATTGATAGTAGAGAAAAAGAAGGTTCAAGATTAGTAAAGTTAGTCGAAGATAAAGCACGAAAATTAAACATAAAGACAGAAAAGAAATGGTTAGAAATAGGAGATTATGTATATGATAATGTTTGTTTTGAAGCGAAGTCCGTTGAAGATTTCATTGGGTCTGTAATGTCAAAAAGATTGTGGACACAATTGGATAATATGGATAGACACTATCAAACAAATGTTGTTATTATATATGGAGATTTAGAAGAAGGAATCTGGAAAATTATTGAACACTCAAAAAGCACACTACCAGTAAAATCAAGATTAATCATGCTAAGAAATAAATTTTTAGGAGCATTAGGAAGAATAACATTAGATATGGATGCAAAGCCATTTTGGGTTCATAGCGAAGAAGAAGCATCAGACATTATTACAGCAGTATGTAAAATGCAACCAGTTGAAAGAGAAAATATAAGACCACAAATATTTAAAAGAATAAGCACCGACGATTTAAGGTTAGATATTTTAACGAGTATAAAAGGCGTATCCTATAAAAAAGCAAAACTGTTAATAGATAGTTTTGGGTCTGTTATGGAAATAGGAGAACAAACTAGTTTTGAAATTCAAAAACTAGAAGGGTTTGGAAAAACATTAGCAGACAGAATACTTAATGTATTAAATTCAGAAGATAAGGTGAAAATATGAATGAAGAAGAAATTAACGAAGAAATGCTTGAAGAAGTATTTGAAGATAGAAGAACAATGTCAGAATCGCTACCTGCGATTGTAAAGGAGTTTCAGAAATCAGCAACAGAAGTATCACACTATAATGATGTTCCTGCCGCTATTTCTTTCTTTACTATCTTAGGTCAAATTTCAAAAGACTTTGTGCAAATACCAAAGGGTAGGAATATATCGGATAGTAGAATCCATTTTTGTTGGATTCAAACATCTGGAACTGGTAAATCAACTCTTTATAACTTTGTAGGGCCAATTGCTAAATCAGTCTTTAAAAAGATAAATGAAACACAAGCACACCCTAGAGCAGTAAGAAATGATATTGCAATACCTAAGAACTTTGATACCTTTTCATTGGTTGATTATACAGATGCATCTCTTATTGGTTATTATAAGAAAGTATTTGATGAAGACGGTAATGATGACTGGGAAAGAATTGCAGGGGCTTTAGAAGGAAGCGGTTTGGCTCATTGGGATGAGTTTGAATATTCTGGAGTATTTAAGGCAACGCAACACAAAGAAAGTTCAATTGTATATTTAAATACTTTAATGAATACCTTAGCAGGTGAATCATGGATTATTACAAAGAAACTCAAAGAAGGTGATGTAATGGAATGTTTCTGTGAACGCTCGGTAATGGCGATGACATATCCTCCAAAGAACTTAGAGGATGTAATGGCTGAAAAAGGTGTGCTTCAAAGAATGCTGGTGTTTGTGTGGGGAGTAGATGATAAGACTCAAGACACGATGAGAAGAGAACAAATAGCATTAGCGGGTAAATATGTTGAAGTTAATCAACCAATTGAAAGATTTGCTAATGCCATATTTAATATCTATTCGACGATAAAGGAACGATATGAAGAAGTAGGGCGCAATCCTTTAGATACAATGACGTATTCTAAAGAGTTTAATGACGCTTTGCTTTTTGAATATGAGAATATGCATGAGTTTATTCAAAGCAAGCGTAAAGAAGTGAAAGAGATTGCAGGGAACTTTACTACTAGATTGATGGAAACATTGATGAAGTTAAGCGTATTATGTTCTATTGCACAAAGTCCTTCAATTAAGGATAAAAGCAAGCGATTCATTGTAACGGGTAATAATGTCCGTCAAGCATCAGCAATTGTCCGACAATGCTATAAGTCATTGGTGGATTGGCTAACTGATAGCCTCCGAGTTCGACGTAAGACTCTTGAGGAAAAGAGCATGATTCCATCTTTTATTAAGGTATTCTTAGAAATGGAGAAAGACGAAGAAGGCTTTGTAAGCAAGAAATTATACCTTGATAGGGTTCAAAAGGAAACAAAAAAGAGCCAACCTAGTATTTACAACTATTACAAAACAATTTCTCATAAGTTTGAAGAAGATAAGGTTGGCCGTTCAGTATTCGTAAAATATAAAGGAGATGAAAAAGAATGAAGTGGGAAAACACATACCTTGTTTTTGAGGTAGCAAAAGGGCCAAAAGTGATTATTGAATCTTTAGATACATATGGTGCTGATGGTTGGGAATGTTGTTCTATGCTAACAGTAGCAGGAAACAACATTGTTTGCTTCTTAAAGAGAAGAACAGATGTTGAAGAAGATAAAGGTGATGATGAACAAAAGAAGATTTCTAAACTTTGGCAACAGGAATGATAACTATGTCTGTAATGTCTATTGACTTAGAAACCAAAAATATGTCTTATGACATTGGTGGATTTGGAAATACTCATATGTTTCAAGTATCAACAGTTGCTACATGGGATGGAA